GGCCATCATTCAAGATGACCTGAGGTGGTCTTCTGACCATTATGTCAGATTTCCAATCAATGAGGCTGGATTTCAACCTTCATTAAACTTCTTTTTCTCGGAGTTTCATTTCATATCGAAATGAGCGTTAGCCAATATATTGATAAAGTATAAGTTTGGACCCATTAATGGGTTATTCTCATTACTTTTCATATATTGATTAACCTGTGAGAAACCTCTATTCATCGTTTGACCGATGGTTAGAAGTGTGGCATACTTTTGCCTCTGTTTCTCATAGATTCCTTGAATATCGATTATTCTTACTTCAGACACATACTCATAGATCGACATATTATTTTTGTCAATTTTTGAGTTGTAACTTTTATAAAGATCTTGGATTTCATTACGGACTCCGTTGTAGAGTGGCCATACCAAATGTAATTTGATAAAGGCTCCTCTCATCGGATTATCTGTTTTAAAATCCATCTTATTAAAGTGCGATTTAAGATTATCAAGAGTTTTAATTTGTTCAACAATCTTATCTTTTAGACCAATTCCAATAATCGTTCTTAACGATTTCATTGTAGCTGGTATAGTGTATTGTTCTGATAGATATAATTTTCTATTAAACAATTCACTTAACTTTTGGTTATCTTCATAACCAAAGCTAAAATCCAAGACAGTTGAGAAATCTAACAGATTATTATAAATTTTTCTATTAAATCTTATAAAGATTTTCTTGTAAGTGTTCTTACGAACCTTTTCAAGAAGATAGAAATTCTTATATAATCTACTCATTGAGTCCACTAAACTATTAAAAGAAAGATATGTATTGTTCTTAATTTTATAAAAGTCGTAAAGTATTGTGAATACAATATTTGGACTTTTGAAATTATGAATTATACCTCTCGTTGGTAATCCAGTAACCTCAATGGAATTCTTGAATCATCTTTTCGCAAATTCATAAGTATCTTCAGATACATGTGTTTTTGCAAGAGATAATTCGACACCTAGTTTCTCCATGATCTTTATATATCTTTTGGCAATTTTATTGTGTTTTATTACAATATCATCACCTAGGATTATATACTGATCAAAATCTTTAACTCCTTCTAGTTTTGCACATCAGTGCACAACTAAATGGTGAGCCAATGTGAATGATACTCAACTTGAGTATGTTCCCATAGGCTGTCCAGCATTATACTGGATTTTCTCACCATCTGGAGTTGAAAATTCTAGAGAACCTAGATGTTCATTTCAGACCTTGGCGAAATCGTAGTTATACATTTCACCAATAAGTCTGAACTGAAGGATTCTAGGGAATCTATCAGTAGCGGAGCTAAGATCTAAGCTTCAAAAAGACTCTTTATTAGAGTAGTCTCAATGATGAGTAGGATCTTGTGTAAAAGTCTTGTCACAATCTAGATTTTTAATAAGTCTAAATTGTTCAAGGTGTAATTTCTTTAAGAACAGTTGTGTATAATAATCCACAATTGCAATTATCCGAAATTTACCTTCAGGATCTTTTACAACAGAAAGTTTACCTTGGTAGGCATGATATGGAGAACTTTTGATATTATCAATTTGATCTTGTCAAAATTTCTGACTTCTACGAAGTCAATCCACAGCATACCCACCAACAGCTAACTTGTTCAATCTTTGAATAAAGGAATCTGTAAAGGTTACTCAATTTCTATGAGCAGTTAAAACACTTTTCCCCTGAGGACCTGCCTTATTACTAAGGTAAAAGTCTTTAGGATTAAGTTCCATATTAGCATGTGATATTTTAAGATTGTTAATTCTAACAAATTCTTTAATAAAACCTGTTGGTATGGTATACTTGCAAGTGCTTGGCTGAGTAATAGAATTGAAACTTAATTTCTTCATTTTCTTCTTTACTTCATGTTTTGGTAGATCTATCGATCTATTGAACATTAGTAATGTTAAGACATATGAGAAATTTCCTTCATCAACTGACTTCTTCAAGAAAAGGAGTTTAATGGGTCAACCATCCTTTGTAAGACCAATCCCATTGGAATTAGTCTTTAAAGGATTCCCACATATATAACGAGTACAATGTAAACGCATTAATTTAATGTATTTAATTGCACCGCCATAACCGTGGAATTTTATTAAACTGTTATACAATTTATAAAGTTCAACAAAATGTTGTGGTTGAAATTGCCTTGGAAAGAAAATCGAACATAATCTTTTGATTATTTTGATTTGGTTTCTAAGCATATTTCAGTTATAATGTATGATCCGTTATATGAAAGCGACGGCTCAAGCGCCCACTGGAGAGACCCGATGGGGTTTCCAGATAACCAAAGAAGGTCGATACTATCTAACCTTTTATTGGCAAAGAGAAGAAAATATCTCTTTGAGATCTTTGGATCTATTGTGGAGTTGAGAAACTCC